CCTCACTGTCAAAGGTGGTGGACCTGACACGAAGACACCTCTCCATATGGTACAGTGGGACAGGGTCATCTTGGATGAAGCTCATGAAATCCGAAACAAGAAGTCAAAGTTGTTCAAGAGTGTGTGCCGCCTTCAGACTCAAATCAAGTGGATTGTGACCGGCACCCCAGTGTTCAATTCGATGGAAGATTTCGTTTCCCTTTGTACGTTCCTGGGTCTCTCTAAGATTGTTGTGCAGGGTATGACAAGTAAAATCAAGGACATCTACATTCTTCGACGTACCAAAGAAGACTTGGCTCAAATCAACGAGCGTCTTCGCCTCCCTCCATGCTACTTTGAGAATGTTGAGTTGGAGATGTTTCCAGATGAGAAGCAGTTGTACGAGATTGTGTTCCTTGAGGCTCAGGACACGATTCGCGAAGCGTTCAGGCACGCCCAAAGCCTGAACGCGAAGAACATGATCATTTTGGAGTGTCTTCTTCGTGCGAGACAGGCGATGATCTGGCCTCAGATGTACCTGGACGGTGTCGCGAAGCAGAACGAGACACAAGCGGAGAAGTGGGTGGGTCGCTCCAATAAGATGGAGACCCTTTTCCGTATGATTGATGGTCACCCAGATGAAAAGACTCTCATCTTTTGTCAGTTCAGGGGTGAGATGAACTATATCCAAAGTCAGTTGAAGTGTCCAGTGTTCCGAATCGATGGTTCTGTACCCAAGGAGGAGCGCGTCAAACAAATTGAGGGATTCAAGAAGATTCAGGGAGGTGCCGTCTTCATCATCCAAATCAAGAGTGGTGGTCAGGGTCTCAACCTTCAGGAAGCGACTCGAGTGTACATCACGGCACCCTCATGGAATCCCGCGACTGAACTTCAGGCTATCGGTCGGAGTCATCGCACCGGGCAGACCAAACCTGTCTATGTGAAAAAGCTCGTCTACAAAGAGTGTTCGCGTTTTGTGAGTGTTGAAGAAGAGATGATGGCTCTCCAAGGTCACAAGTCCATCGTGTGTTCCAAAGTACTCAACGATGAGCGAATCGAAAACCAAATCCCAGTCAACAGGACGAGCGACAAAATCTCAATCTTGGACATCAAGAAAATTTTCAAAGCGTAATGTAAAAGATGATTGGTTCCCGCGCTGAAGTTTTCCATGGTAACGCTGACAAGACCGCTGGTGGTCTCGCGAAGAAGGATCTGATGATGAAGGATGGTCGCATCGTGTCCAAGGCGGCGAGCAAGGCGGCGAAGAAGTCCCTGAAGAAGAACCCCAAGTTCAAGGCGTTCATTGACCTGGCGAAGGAGAAGGCTTCTAAGAAGGGTGCCTTCTGCCTCGTACCCAGTAAGGATACGAAGACCTACAAAAAAATAATCAAGGATAATAAGTAAGCATGACTCTTGCGAAGTGGGACATGTCTGTCAAGATGGCTAAAATTAAGATGGGTATAGACCCAAAGAAATTTACCAGGGTTCAGGGTAAATTGCTTAAGGAGGCACAGGCGATTTATAGTATTCTACTTTTAAATGATAAATTGAAACCCCTTTAGATTCTGAGGCTCGTAGACGACGAGTTGATGTAATTTCCATGTACACCCAAACTTTCTGTTCAAGAAATACACGCTGTTCAATTCCACGATAGCATGCCCCGAATTTCTTGCATAGAGACCATTCGTCACATCGTCATTCTTTGGGTTTTTGTCTGCGTCAAAAACACTCGCTTTGATTTGGTCTTCCATGGTCGTGTCCACCTTGATACGGAATTTGGGTTCTCGGCCAGGTGACTCCTTTACGTTAGAGTTAAACATGGGAACGAGTTCCTCTTTGGACATGGAACTTCCGAAGATGGATTCACTCTGTTCTACGACGGCGTCGATGATCTTATCCTCCAGCTTTCGAAGTGATTCGTAAAAATTCTTCATGTAACTTTCCTCTTCGTCATACCCTTTGATGGCAAAGTCGACGTTGTATTTGGTGGGTCCAACTTCGGGTGTGAATCCGGAGACACCGAAGGGCATGTACATTCGGGGAAGTTGTACACGGAAAGGTGTACCCTGTTTCGTACACAGGACAATTTTTCTGTTTTTGTATTCGTTGATTTGGAGGTTTTCAAGTGCCTTGTCCATGTCTTCTGAATGTATGTCCCCTCAAAACTTTAAGCGGAACATGCCACACAATCGGGTTCAAGACTGAACTGGATTGGTCGAGCTTTCGCCTTGGAGCGTAAGTAGTACATCCCTGTCTTGAGACCAGCCTTCCACGCATACATATGCATCGAGGAGAGTTTGGACATCGTGGGACTCTCCATGAAGAGGTTCATAGATTGAGACTGGTCGATGAAACGACCACGGTCCGCCGCCATATCGATGATACACTTCTGACTAATTTCCCACACAGTTTTATATAGTTTTTTGATATCTTCGGGGATGTCCACGATGTTTTGAATAGATCCACCCGCCTTGACCATCAAGTCCTTCATCTCCTTCGACCAAAGACCTACCTTCTTGAGGTCATCTACGAGGTGCTTGTTGACCACAACAAATTCACCAGCGAGTGTACGCCTCAAATAAATGTTGGTCGTGTACGGCTCGAAACACTCGTTGTTACCTAGAATCTGAGCCGTCGAGGCGGTGGGCATGGGTGCCATGAGGAGACTGTTGCGGAGACCCTTGGTCTTCACGCGTTCACGCATCGCCTCCCAGTCGTAGCGACCACTAAACTTGGTCACACCCCCCCACATGTCAGGTTGAAGAAGACCTTCCGAGGCTGGAGACCCCTCAAAGCTTTCGTAAGAACCCTCAACCTCGGCCAATTCAGAAGAAGCCTCGAGTGCGGCGTGGTACATCGTCTCAAAGATGTGGGCGTTCATGAGACGAGATTCTTCGCAGTCGAAGGGGAGACCACAAAGGATGAATACATCCGCGAGTCCCTGAACACCCATACCGATGGGGCGGTGCTTCATGTTGGAACGCCTTGCCGTTTCCACGGGGTAAAAGTTGCGATCTATGACCCGATTCAGATTCTTCGTGACCACCTTTGTAGCCTTGTGGAGTGCGTCGTAGTCAAACGTCTTCGTGTCCTTGTTGACATACTTGGGGAGTGCGATAGACGCCAGGTTACATACAGATGTCTCATCCTTGTCGGTATACTCTAGGATTTCCGTGCATAAGTTGGAACTCTTAATCACACCGAGATTCTTTTGATTCGACTTGGCGTTGCACGCATCCTTGTAAAGCATGTAGGGTGTACCAGTCTCTGTTTGAGACTTGAGAATTGCCTTCCAGACATCGGCAGCGGGAACAGTCGCGTTCGCGAGACCCTCCTCTTCGTACTTGGTATACAGCGCCTCAAACTCCTTGCCATAGACATCCGAAAGGCCCTTAGCCTTGTCGGGACAGAAGAGGGACCAGTTCCCACCTTCTTCGACCCTCTTCATGAATAGATCCGGAATCCACATGGCCGAAAAGAGGTCACGGCACCTGGCTTCCTCGTCACCCTGGTTGAGACGCAGCTCGAGGAAGTCCATGATGTCCGAGTGCCATGGCTCTAGGTACACCGCAATGGACCCCTTGCGACGACCCGCCTGGTTTACATACCGTGCAGTGGCGTTGAACACCCTAAGCATAGGGATGATCCCATCGGATTGACCATTTGTTCCCCGAATACGGGACTTGTTACCACGAATATTATGGATGTGCATACCGATACCACCTGCCCACTTACTGATCTGAGCACACTCGGTCAAGGTTCCGTAGATGCCATCGATAGAATCATCCTTACCAGCGATGAGGAAGCACGAAGACATCTGGGGTCGGGGTGTACCCGCGTTGAAGAGAGTGGGTGTCGCGTGAATGAACAGACCCCTCGACATCATGTCGTACGTTTCTATGACTGAATTGATATCGTTTCCATGAATACCGATAGCGACACGCATAAACATGTACTGTGGTGTCTCGATGAGTTTACCATCCACGCGCTGAAGATAACTCTTCTCTAGTGTCTTGAGACCAAAGTAGCCAAAGTCAAAGTCTCGGTCGGCATCGATGACACCCTTGACCTGCTGTGCAACCTCTACAACTTCATCGGTGACAACATCAACCTTTTGAAGTTTACGCATCGCGAGATGGAAGTTATTAGGACACACTTTCTGTATATTACTCGCGACGATGCGTGTAGCGAGGATTTCGTAATCAGGGTCTGACGTGATCATACCAACACAGATTTCAGCGGAGAGTGTATCAATTTCTTGGGTTGTGATGTTGTCGTACATAGACGAAAACACCTGCTGCGCAATCTTTGAAGAATCACACTTCTCCGAGAGTCCGTACGTTAAATTCTTGATCCTATTGGTGACGTTGTCAAATTTCATATCCTCAATACGACCTGAGCGTTTAATGACCCTCATATATTTACACTTCCCGTTTTATTTTTAACTTACTTCCTGCACTTCTCAAAATCCTCACTCCTCACGGGAACAGTTCCGAAAGTCTCAAACTTGCGGTTGGATTGAAGGAGGTAGGTGTTTACGTAAAAGGGACCTTCTTCACCAGCCTTGGCGACAGGAGCATAGGAACCAACGAAACAGGCTGGGGGTTTGCATGGAATTTCCTCGAATGTTGGGGGCTTGGTGGCATAGACTTCGTTAAAGTCAGCAAAGTTCACCATTTACTATTTACATATAATTTTTTTCGGCGAGTATATTAAATGAGTCATCTCGAAAGTATCCAGGAATGTGAGACTCCTCTGAATACACTCTTTTTTTCGGATTTCAACAAGAATCTTCTCCAGAGGGGTATCCGCCAGGCGTTTAAGAACAAGACTGGTATCGCCATCGACTACCAAAATCCCGACGACCTCTATGGTATCATGCGGATGGTATTCATCAACAACTCTGGTGACCATTACAACCGCGTAAATGAACAAGTCAGGGAGATTAACACTCGCGTCATCGAGACTGCAGTGGGTCAGATTCAGACTGGCGTGTCCCAATACATGGCATACAATCGCGACATCGACACGATCAGCGTTCCCCTGGATCAACCCATGAATACCAGTACTGTGGGGAAGAAGATCGACTTCAATGACAAGATCGGTATCAATTAAAGATTGGCCACCAAGAGAATATAAGTCACGAATGAGTTTAAATTATTACAAGGATGAAACGGAGAAGGTTTGTAAGCTAAAGGGTTGGGATCGCGCCGCTGTTGATACTGTGTGGCTGCTACTCACAGAAGAATTCGGTGAGCTCGCTTCAGCCATTCGCCAGTACAAAAAGACCTACAAAAAGACGAACCTGAAAAAGGAGCGTGGGACGGATGTCATGATGGAAATGGGGGACGTATTCAGTTACCTCTTTCAATTGGCACACATGCTGAATGTGGATCTCGATAAGATGTGGAGTGAACATCGTTTTAAAATGAAAGACAAGAAATATAATCTGAAGTAGTAGTAATAACGATGAGTAAGTTTATGCTCGACGATGATGACGCGATCAACGACGTCAACCCATTTGTCGAACATGATTTTTCCCTTCCAGGGGGTGTGCGACAGACGGGTGATTTTAGTGATTTTGTCGAGGTGAGGAAGGGTCCCGGGCTTCCAGCTGATAAAAAGAGCGTTTTCTGTAATACAGGTTTATGTGCGGATGAGAAGAAACCTTGTCGCATTAATAAGGTTGTTCGGCCTAAGCGTAACATCGATTACGGGTTTACGCGACCGGAACCCAAAAAGGTAGTGACGGTTGGTGTCTCTAACAAGAGTATCCCATATCTCTGGATCGCCTTGGTGATCCTCATCATTGTCCTAGCTCTATTATACGTAAGACGTTGAAAAAGTACGTAAGTCTGGATTCATCCACACATTCGAGAATCGCCTGTGGAACATACTTTTTACACAACTTTACGAGGAATTCCATCTGCCAAGCACTCTCTACGTTTACATAGGGTGGTTGGAACGTTGGGTCAATTATTTTTACAGCATGTGCAATTCGGACATATGTTTTTTCGGGTTGGTCATAAGACATGATTGTCTCGAGACTGAGTTCGTTCATTCGCTGTAGAGCTTCAACCGTCCTTTTAACCATCGTGTCGAGAAACTTTTCATATGGGATAGATCGCTTCGTCGACTGAATATGCGTCCAGTCTCCTAGAGGTTTGGTATTAATATAATCCGTGAATGTATCATACCCCTTTCCTTTCATGTACCGATCATACACGATTTCGACATACGATAGGTCCGATTCCACATCATGAACATACTTTGCCGATTTAACGAAGGATGTCATCTTTTTAAATATAAGCTTTTTTCTTTAAACACCTAAGTAAGTGAAATCCAAACTTAAAAACATGTTCTCTTCAATCGCAAATAACAGTTTTTCGTATCTCCTCACCCTAGATGAGATACGAAAGGGCCTTCCCGACGAAACGAGACCCTCGTGGATAAAGATCACGACAATCACGATGGTTTCAAGTTTTGAACAGGTGATTGATATTAAAAAGCTTCGTGAAGCGTTCGAGCGTGTTGGGTCGTACAAGATGAGACGCCAGGGTATGGATGTGGATGGTTTTGAATGGAAATTGAAACCAACTACATTCTACAATCAGGTCACTCTCACGTACCACGATACGTACAGTACGAAATCAGTAAAGGTATTTCCGAATGGTTCGATACAGGTTGCAGGGTGTTGTGACTTGTTTGACTGTAAACGTATCATCACCCAACTTGTTCAAATTTTCAAAAACTTTTTGGGACTCGACATCAAGGTCTCTTCGGACGCCTTCCGTGTTGTCATGATCAACTCTAATTTCAGTCTCAACTACAACGTCAATCTCATGAAAGTGGCTGATTGGTTTGAAGCATACTCGGACATTTTCAAAGTCTCCTTCGAACCCGACAGGTACTCAGCCGTCAAAATTAAGTTCAAACCTGCACATGACATGAAAGAGATTACGTGTAGCATCTTCAGTACAGGGAAGATTATCATCACGGGTGCTGAGACTCTCAAAGAGATTGCTTTCGCCTACAACATCATCATCAATCACATTAATGAGAGACCCGACATTCGAGTATCGAGGACGGAGGAGACGGATGTCTTTGATATTTACCTGGGATACAAATGTGATCCATTTGTCGAAAAACTTAGAGAGAGGGGGTTCGAGTCTTGGATACAGACGATTACCAATAGACGAATTAATTTCTGATGTAATATTAACAAAATGTCTCAGCGACTTGGTATGGCCGATGGTCGATGCTTCACCATAAACTCTTCAGCGCAACTCTTCAACAATTATGTCATGAAGCAGAATGGCATCACGTTCGAAGACAACTACTCGTATCGCCAACTTCTCCAAAAGCAGGGTCCCCAGCTCATGTCCAAGGTGCAGGAGCAACAGGGGAAGGCTGACTGCAACAACTGCAACGTGCCCATGCTCAAGATGCCTGATATCTATTAAGTGAGCGAAATCGCGAAAAAAACTTTAAAACCATCCTATAGAATGTCGACATGTGCCATATGTCTCAATGAAGTCAAATCGACGAGGACAAATCCTCCGATTCGTTGTGGACATGTGTTTCATTCCCACTGTCTACAGAGATGGAAGGAACAAGGTAAGAATACGTGCCCCACATGTAGAAAAGTGTTTGATGCTTCGCAATTTAAGATTGTTGTCACGATTCAGAACAATTACACAGCAGCTGCAAACTCTGTGTCCTTGAATGAAGAATCTATTTTTGATGTTTTGGACCTTTTTGACATAACCTTCGATGTTGAAAATCAACCAGATCTAGACAGTATTCTTGCGGACCTTGGGGTGGGTCTTTCCGACTTTGATCCCACGGTTCTTGACGCAGAATGAGCTGCAATATGTTTCGTAATTCAGGCCGGGGTAGTTTCTCGAAGCTTTTCGGGGATCCACGATAGCTTTCCCCTTCGCATCCACGAGGAGGGGTCCAGTCGCCCACCCACGTTTGTGACTGAAGACATTAGCTTTGAATACGATACGTTTCCCCACCTTGAATGTACCACCCCTCTTTACACGAGACTCGGGAACTTTAAAGAACTTAGCTACAGAGACCACAGTGTCACCGGGTTTGATCTTATACTCAACCACACTGTGCTGTTTGTAAAAATGAAAGTCACCCTGGCGGATATAGTTCGTGGGTCGACCAGGAGACACGAACATCATGACCTTATAGTACCCCTTCTTACACTTTTCATTCGCTTTGGCCCTGTACACCTTCTTGGGGTTATCCGATACGACGCGATTCGGGAGTCCAGTACAATGTGTGTACGTGTGGTTTCCATTTGAAAGTCCTGACCGATCACCAGGGATGGACTTTTGCCACCTATACGCCTCGTAATCCCCAACCGCATATGCGTAGCAGTTGTTGTTCCCGATACCCTTTTGTGAACCCCACCTCCGATTCGTAAACGTACTTTCAGATCCACTCGGGGGTGGTCCTTTCATATAGAATCACTCGAGAAAAAAATGTCGGTACATAACAAATGATCCAGGAAGTTACCAAAGCCGAAACCAAATCTGACGCGCTCACTGAGATGCTCATCTTTGTGCTCATCACGCTCATCAGCACTTTCCTCCTCCGTCTCGTGTGGAACCGCTCCCTCGTGAAGCACATCACCGTGCTGAAGCCTATCGGTACTCTTTTGGACGCGTTCATTCTCGCCCTTTCCCTCCAGGTTGTCCGTGGTATTTAAACCTCTTTGTACCCGACAGTCGTCTCACCGTTGGAATGCTTTAGGGTAGGGAAGGCTTTCACGCCTTTGCACTCCCCCTTGTCACAGTCGACAAAGGTGTGTTCCTTACCATTCTTTTTCATATAGTCCAACTGCTTTCGAGTCCAACCACAACCCATGGTCCCGAAAACAGTCCACTTCCCACCCTCCTGCTTGGGGGCTTTCTTACCAGTTTGAAGGAGAATCATGATATCGATAATCGCGAGAATAGCGAAGGCGAGCATTTTATTATAGGTAAATATTAAAATATGTCATCGACTGTACTGAAGTTCGGAAACAAAAATGTCACACTCAAATACACCAGGAAGATGCCCCGTGGTGAAGTTGAACGGATGAAATCATTCGTCACCAAGAGTGGTGACAAACTCACGAAGACTCCAAAATTTAGGGTACTCTCCCAAGTGGATGAAGGCGCCAAGCGAGTCTTCAAGGTCGTACTCTAACGATACCAGGGCGTTTTTTTGGCGCAGCTTTACCCGCCTTTAGGATGGCGACAGCCCTCGCTTTAGCAGCCTCTTTGTTTACTGGTGTTTTTGGTTTAGGAACCTGAATTTTTGTAACAGATTTGGGTTTCGTCGTAGGGATGACCCTTTTCATCTCCGTTTCACCCGTAAAGAAAGGTTTGGAAAGAACATCATCGAAGCTGATGTCAACGGTCTTGTTACCCCTCA